CATGAAAAGAATAAGTGGGTTAGATTCGATTATCCAAAAGAGTTAGGTAAATTAAAAAGTATATTTGACTGGAGAGACTATCCAGAGGAAAGCAAAGAACAGTGGTTTGATTATATAGATGAAGAGTTTAAACGCCGTGATGAAGGTTTTTGGTTTACCAACGATGGAAAAGCTACTTACATAACAGGAAGCTTATATATGTATTTACAATGGAGTAAGATAGACGTTGGTGCTCCAGACTTCCGTGAAGCAAATAGATTATTCTTTATATTCTGGGAAGCTTGCAAAGCAGACAAAAGGTGTTATGGTATGTGCTACCTTAAGAACAGACGTTCAGGTTTTTCGTTTATGTCTTCAGCTGAAACAGTTAATCAAGCAACTTTATCTAGCGATGCTAGGTTTGGTATATTATCTAAAACAGGATCAGATGCTAAAAAAATGTTTACCGACAAGGTGGTACCAATATCTATTAACTATCCGTTCTTCTTCAAACCCATCCAGGATGGTATGGACAGACCTAAGTCTGAGCTTGCTTATAGGGTTCCTGCAACTAAGCTTACGCGTAGAAAAATTACTTCAAAGGAAAAGCAAGAGGAGTTGGTTGGACTTGACACTACTATTGACTGGAAAAATACTGGAGACAACAGCTACGATGGTGAAAAGCTCGATTTATTAGTGCACGATGAAAGTGGTAAGTGGGAAAAACCCGACAACATACTTAACAACTGGCGAGTAACAAAAACTTGTTTGAGGTTGGGTAGTAGAATTATAGGTAAGTGTATGATGGGCTCAACGAGTAATGCGCTTGATAAAGGTGGTGAAAACTTTAAAAAATTATATAACGACAGCGATGTCACAAAAAGAAATAGAAATGGTCAAACACGTTCTGGTTTATATGCTTTGTTTATCCCAATGGAATGGAACTATGAAGGATTTATTGATGAGTTTGGACGACCCGTATTCAATACCCCAGGACGAGAGTGTTATGGACCTCACGGTGAATTAATAGAGATAGGTGTAGTTGATCACTGGGAAAACGAAGCAGATGGTCTTAAAGACGATCAAGATGCTTTAAATGAATTTTACAGACAGTTTCCACGAACTGAAGAGCATGCGTTTAGAGATGAAACTAAAAATAGTCTATTTAATCTTGTAAAAATATACGAGCAAATAGATTATAACGAAGGTATTAGAAACTCTGCAGCAGTGACTACAGGAAACTTCCAGTGGGTGAATGGCGTGAAAGATACTCAAGTAGTATTTAATCCAGATCCCAACGGTAGGTTTAATATTAGTTGGGTTCCGGATAGAAAACTTCAAAATAGAGTGATATTAAAAAATGGAGTAAAACATCCAGGTAACGAACACGTAGGCGCTTTCGGCTGTGATAGCTATGATATTAGTGGCACAGTAGATGGTAAAGGATCTAAAGGTGCGTTACACGGACTTACTAAGTTTTCTATGGAAAACGCTCCAGCTAATACGTTTTTTTTAGAGTATTTAGCAAGACCACAAACCGCCGAAATATTTTTTGAAGACGTGCTGATGTCTTTAGTATTTTATGGTATGCCATTACTCGCTGAGAACAATAAGCCAAGATTGCTCTACTATTTAAAACGTAGAGGCTACAGAGCTTTTAGCATGAACAGACCAGATAAAGTTTGGAACAAATTATCGATAGCAGAGCGCGAAGTGGGAGGTATCCCTAACTCGAGTGAGGATATAAAACAAGCCCACGCTGCTGCTATTGAGATGTATATTAACGATCACGTTGGAATGATGGAAGATGGGAACTATGGTAATGTTTATTTCAACGATACGTTAAACGATTGGGCTAAGTTCGATATAAATAAAAGAACTAAGTTTGATGCATCTATAAGCTCGGGTTTAGCTGTGATGGCGTGTAATAGACATTTGTACACACCTGTAGCTAGTAAAGAAAGAAAAAAATTAAATATACGTATTGCTAAGTATAACAACTCTGGTGGTATGTCGCAAATAATTAAAAGGTAAATATGGCTTATTCAGGTACTTATAAATCTTTTCCTAGTCAAACGGTTAGTGACTTAGAAAAACTAAGCTACGATTACGGACTCGAAGTAGCGAAAGCTATACAGCACGAGTGGTTTGAGTTTGATTCTAACAGAAGCAATAATAGATATAGAGATCAACAGGCAAACTTTCACAGGCTTAGACTTTACGCTAGAGGAGAGCAATCGATACAGAAGTATAAAGATGAATTATCTATAGATGGAGATTTATCTTATTTAAATTTAGACTGGAAGCCTGTACCTATCGTATCTAAGTTCGTTGATATAGTCGTCAACGGCATGGCTGACAAAGATTACGAAATAAAAGCTTACTCTCAAGATCCATACGGAGTTTCTAAAAGAACTGAATATATGGAATCTATTATGAGAGATATGAATACTAAACAGTTTAACGATCAGATAGGACAAGTATTCGGTATTAACATGTACGAAAACGATAAAGACTCTTTGCCAGCAGACAAAGAAGAATTAGCGTTACACATGCAATTAAGCTATAAGCAAGAGGTTGAATTAGCTGAAGAGCAAGCTATAAATGTTTTAATGCGTGGTAGTAAGTACGATCTTATTAAAAAGAGATTTTACTACGACTTAACCGTGCTAGGTATTGGTGCTACAAAAACTTCTTTTAATACTTCAGAAGGAGCTATAGTAGAATACGTAGATCCAGCAGACTTGGTATATTCTTACACTGAGTCACCTTACTTCGATGACTTGTACTACGTTGGAGAAGTTAAAGAAATACCTATCAATGAGCTTGTAAAACAGTTTCCTCACCTACAGCAAGAAGATCTAGAAGAAATACAAAAAACTAATGGTCTTTACAGAAGTAACTATTCTCACGGAGATAGAGCTAAAGTAGATAATAATATAATATCTGTTTTATACTTCAACTACAAAACCTATATGAACGAGGTTTATAAGATGAAAGAAACAGGTACAGGTGGTGAAAAAGCTATACCAAGAGATGACACATTTAATCCTCCAGCTGATATGGAAGGAAACTTTGCTAAGCTTCAAAGATCTGTAGAGTGCTTGTACGAAGGCGCTATGATATTAGGTACAGAAAAGCTTTTAAAGTGGGAGATGTCTAAAAACATGATGAGACCTAAAAGTGATTTCACTAAGGTTAAAATGAACTATGCTATAGTAGCTCCAAGAATGTATAACGGTAGAATCGAAAGCTTAGTAAATCGTATGACTACTTTTGCAGATATGATCCAGCTTACGCATTTGAAGCTACAGCAAGTTATGTCACGCATGGTGCCTGATGGTGTTTATCTAGACGCTGACGGTTTAGCAGAAATAGATTTAGGCAACGGTACAAACTACAATCCACAAGAAGCATTAAACATGTTCTTTCAAACAGGTAGTGTTATTGGTAGATCATTCACGCAAGAAGGCGATATGAATCCAGGTAAAGTACCTATTCAAGAGATTACATCTGGATCTGGCGGTAACAAGATGCAAGCATTGATAGGTAACTACAATTACTATCTGCAGATGATACGCGACGTGACCGGATTAAACGAAGCTAGAGATGGTAGTACGCCTGATAAAAATGCTTTAGTAGGTTTGCAGAAGCTAGCTGCTCAAAACTCAAACACTGCCACTAGACATATACTACAAGCTGGTATGTATTTAACAGTAGAAACAGCAGAGTCGCTTTCTCTTAGAATATCTGACATTATAGAGTATTCACCTACCGCAGAAGCTTTTATTCATGCTATAGGTGCTCATAATGCAGCCACACTAGACGAGATGTCAGAGTTACACTTATATGACTTTGGTATATTTTTAGAGTTAGCTCCAGATGAAGAGGAAAAAGCGAAGCTAGAAAACAACATTCAAGTAGCATTATCAAAAGAGAATATAAACTTAGAAGATGCTATTGATATTAGAGAGATTAGAAACGTTAGACTAGCTAATCAATTGTTAAAAATTAGACGTAAAAAGAAAGCTGAGCAAGATAGAATTATACAGCAGCAGAATATTCAGATGCAAACACAGTCTAACACTCAGGCTGCTCAAGCTAAAGCTCAAGCTGAAGCTCAGAAAGAACAAGTTATTGCTCAAACTAAAATACAGTTAGCACAAGCACAAGCTCAGCTTGATACTCAAGCAAAAACACAAGAAGCTAATTTAAAGAAGCAATTAATGGAATATGAGTTTCAATTAAACATGAAGTTAAGAGAAATGGAAGTTGAAGCTTTGAAGTCAAGAGAAAAAACCAAAGAAGATCGTAAAGACGAAAGAACAAAGATACAAGCTTCACAGCAAAGTGAACTTATAGATCAAAGAAAATCAGGTGGTTCACCTAAAAAGTTTGAATCTGCCGGTAATGATATACTCGGAGGTGGATTTAACTTAGGTGGATTTGAACCTAGATAATACACTTAATTTTTTATATTTTATATTATGGAACAAGAATTAGAAAACGTTGAAGAGACTCAACAAACAGATGAAAGTAAATTTGAATCTGCAGGAGATGATTCAGTCATTAAAGTAGATTTAAGTAAACCAGTAACACAAGAAGACGATGCCACTACAGAGCAAAGCACAGATGAGGTATCTGTTCGCGACGAATCCGAAACTAGCGAAGAAGTTCGTGAAGAAAACGTCGAAGCAGCAGTTGAAGAAGTTACCGGAGAAGAAGAGTCCGAACAAGTTCAAGATGATACACCCACTCTCGAGGAAGTAACAGAAGAAGAAGTTGAAGAGGTTGTAGAGCAAGTAGAAGAAGCTATAGCTGAAGCAGAAGCTACTGGTGAGCCGTTACCAGAGAATATTCAGAAGTTAGTAGACTTCATGAACGAGACTGGCGGTGATATTGAAGACTATGTTAGATTAAACCAAGATTACAACGAAATGGATAATCTAACAGCTTTAGAAGAATACTATAAAGTTACAAAGCCTCATCTAACAGCTGAAGAGCGATCTTTTTTAATGGAAGAAACTTTTAGTATTGATGAAGAGCTTGAAGACGAAAGAGAGATTAGAAAAAAGAAAATAGCCTTAAAAGAGCAAGTTGCTGAGGCTAAAGCCTACTTAGACGGGCAAAAGTCTAAATATTACGAAGAGATTAAAGCTGGAAGCAAGCTAACTAGTGAGCAGCAGAAAGCAATCGATTTCTTTAATCGCTACAACAAAGAGTCTGAAGAGACTCAAGCGAAAGCAAAAGCAGCTAAGTCTGTGTTTGACAAAAAAACTGAAAACTTATTCAACGACAAGTTCAAAGGTTTTGAATACGAAGTCGGAGAAAAAAAGTATAGGTTTAACGTCAACAACGCTGATAAAGTGAAGCAAACTCAAAGCGATATTAACAACTTCATAGGAAAGTTTCTAAATGAAGATGGTACAATAGGAGATGCTAAGGGTTATCACAAGGCACTATACTCAGCTATGAACGCGGATGCTATTGCAAAACACTTCTACGAGCAAGGTAAAGCTGACGCTTTGAAAGATAGCGTAGCTAAAGCTAAGAACGTAGATATGAAGCCTAATCAAGTTCATAAGAACATTGATGTTGGTGGATTAAAGTTTAAAGTTTTAGGAGATGATTCTAACGACTTTAAATTTAAAATTAGAAAAAAGAAATAATTTTTTAACGCTTAAATTTATTTAAAATGGCAATTACAAGTGCGAGTGGTATTGATGCTGCTCCTAGAAAACAGACGCTTGCCTCTAACTACGTAGACTTTACTTCAAGTGCTACAGAAGGATGGGCACAGCAGTATTTACCAGATCTTATGGAAAAAGAAGCTGAGATCTACGGTAAGAGAACAATTTCAGGCTTCTTAGCTCAAGTAGGTGCTGAAGAGCCATCTGCTTCTGACCGTGTTGTATGGTCTGAGCAAGGTCGTCTTCACCTAGCCTACACAGCTACTAACGCTGATGTTTCTGCAAACGTGTTTACTATTGTAAACGATGTTGATGGAAACACTGTTGGTGCTGATCACGGTATTCGTGTTGGTGACACAGTATTAATTAGCCAGTCTAACGCTACTATCAGAGGTTATGTATCTGTAAGAACTGCAGGCGCTGCTACCATTACAGTTTTACCTTACAACGAAGCTGACTGCGACCTTGCAGGTTTAACTGACGGCCAAGATTTTAGAATCTTAGTATTCGGATCTGAATTTGCTAAAGGCGCTGATGCAAGATCTTCTGCTAACGAGCCTAAGTTCAAGTCTCACTCTAACAAGCACATCATCTTAAAAGATTACTACGAAGTATCAGGATCTGACGCTTCTGCAATCGGTTGGGTTGAAGTAGCTGGTGAAGAAGGACAAAACGGTTTCTTATGGTACTTAAAAGCTGAAGGTGATACACGTGCGCGTTTCGCTGATTACTTAGAGATGTCTATGATGGAATCTGAGTTAACAGTTGCTGACGCTGGTGCTATCACTGGTACAGACCAAGGTGCTAACGGTTCTGGTACTGAAGGTTTATTCAAAGCTATCGAAACTAGAGGTCACCAAACTTCTGGTATTTCTGGTGTTAACGCTGCTACTGACTTAGCTGAATTTGATGCTATCTTAGCTGTATTTGATCAGAACGGTGCTATTGAAGAAAACATGATGTTCTTGAACAGAGGTACTTCTCTAGCTATCGATGATATGTTAGCTTCTATGAACTCTTACGGTGCTGGTGGTACTTCTTACGGAGTATTTGAGCAAGACGAAGATATGGCGTTGAACTTAGGATTCTCTGGATTCCGTCGTGGTTCATACGACTTCTACAAGTCTGACTTTAAATACTTGAACGACAAAGGTACTCGTGGAGCTCTTAACGATACTACTACTAACATTCGTGGTGTTGTTATCCCTGCTGGTGTATCTTCAGTATACGATGAGATGTTAGGTCGTAACATGAAGCGTCCTTTCCTACACGTACGTTACCGTCAGTCTCAGACTGAGTCTCGTAAAATGAAGACTTGGGTTACTGGATCTGTTGGAGCTATGACTTCAGGAAAAGATACTATGGAAGTTCACTACCTATCTGAGAGATGTTTAATCACTCAAGGTGCTAACAACTTTATGTTGATTAACTAGTATTTATATTAAGGTCGAGGGCTTCGGTCCTCGATCTTTTTTTTAATTTTTTTTATTATATTATATTATGGCAAATAAACAAGACGAAGAAAAGGTTGATCTACCACAACCTGAGGTTAAAATTGAAGAACCTAAAACTGAAAAGGTAGTTTTTAGAGGACCGGAAGTAAAACCTATTGTCAAGAAAGACAGCTGGGAAATAAAAGACAGAATGTACTATCTTAAAAATGGTAGAAGTCCTTTGACTTATTTACTAAAAGGTAGTAACATATACTGGTTTGACGAAGAAGCTGGTTACGAAAGAGAATTAAAGTATACATCTAATCAAAGAACAGTTTTTGTTGATGAGATGAAAGGTGAGCAAAGATTAGAGCATATCATATTTCAAAACGGATCTTTATTCGTTCCTAAGAATAAAACTGTTTTGCAAAAGCTTTTATCGCTTTATCACCCACACAGAGATTCTTTATACGAAGAGCACAAGCCTGTTAAACAAGCTGCTAATGAAATCGATTACTTAGAAATGGAAATCGAAGCATTAAACGCTGCTAAAAATATCGATATTGATATGGCTGAAGCTATTATGCGTGTAGAGATTGGTTCTAAAGTTGCAGACTTGAGTTCTAAGGAGCTTAGAAGAGATTTACTACTATATGCTAAAAGAAATCCTGCTTTGTTCTTAGAATTAGTAAATGACGATAATGTTCAGCTACGTAACTTTGGTATCAAAGCTACTGAATTAGGAATTATAAAACTATCAGGAGATCAACGTACATTTATGTGGGGAACTAACGATAGAAAACTTATGACAGTTCCTTTCGATGAGCATCCATATTCAGCTTTAGCTTCTTGGTTTAAAACTGATGAAGGAATGGAGGTATACTCCAACATAGAAAAACGCTTAAACGCGTAATCATCTTATAGTAGAGCAGCCACTCTATTTTAGGGTGGTTGCTTTAACTATAAAATAAAACATAATGGCAGTAAATGTAAATACAGTATACCAAAGAGTATTAACTATAGCCAATAAGGAACAAAGAGGCTACATAACTCCGCAAGAATTTAACATACTTGCCAACCAAGCTCAGATGGATCTATTTGAGCAATATTTCTACGATATAAATCAATTCAACAGAGTGCCTGGTAATTCTACAGAGTACTCTGATATGCTAAGTCTATTAGAAGAAAAAATAGCTGCATTTAAAGTTAACGATTCTACATTATCTGATCAAACTACACTTCCAAGTGACTTGTACAGGTTAGGTGAAGTTTACTACAAAGCTGCTGGAGCTACATATCCAACACCTGTAGCTAGAGTAAATGCTAACGAGGCTACTCTATATAATCTTTCTCCACTAGCTAGACCTACAACATCTAATCCAGCTTACGTTAGAGAAACAGACACTACTATTCAAGTATATCCAGATTCTATAGGCGCAACTGTAAGTTGTAACTACATAAAAACACCAACAGACGTTGTTTGGGGTTACAATACTATTAGTAGTACTAATCCAACATCAGGTGTTACAACTAGCACATCTTTGTATAACGCTTCGACATCTACAAACTTTGATCTTCACGAATCTGAAGAGGTTAACTTAGTTAACAGAATACTAGTCTTAGCAGGTATAACTATAAAAGATGTTAATTTAGCTAGTCAAGCTGCGCAAGAAGAGGTAAAAGATATTCAACAAGAAAAATCATAATTAAATGGGGTTACTAGATAATCAAAACGAAAGTACATATTATGCTGGTAGTGATTTAGGTAACTATCAGTTCACCTCACTACAAGTTGTAATCGATCAATTTATGTTAGCTTACGTAGGTGAAGGTAAGATAATAGCAAAAATAAAAAGACCTGAAGTAGTATTTCATGCTCAAAGAGCTTTGCAAGAGTTTAGCTTTGATGTTTTTAAATCTACTAAAGCTATTGAGATAGAAGTTCCTAACACTCTATTAATGAGTTTACCTCAAGATTACGTTAACTACGTTAAGATATGCTACGTAGACGGTTCTGGTATACAGCATCCATTATATCCTAATAGATATAGTAGTAATCCTACAAACCCAAAGCAGACGGGTAGTATAGGTAACGAAAGCTTTATAGATGATGACGCAGATGGTGCGATCGACTTAGATACTGAATCTACTACATGGGAAAGATATAAATCCTTAACTCCTAACGAAAACACTAATCA